TAGCATAAGTGTAAGCAGGATATAATTTTAATCCTGTTACTTTTTCCATTTCTGGTTGACACTTTAACAATAATGTTTCCATGGCCATATTTGCATACTGAGAATAGGTGTTTGGAATCTGTTCATTCTCACTTTCATAATATCCAATAATACTTTCAAAAGGTGAAAAGTATCTAGATTTCAAACATGTATCATAAACTTGTTTTTGCATACAAAAATAGTTTCTAATAAAAGCTGCTAGATCTTTTGATATTGCTTTACGAATGACAGTATATTTATTTTTCTTGAAGCTCATAAAAATCGAAAGATATTATTCTTTTTTTAAAGTATGTTTTATTTGGTTCAGTATAATGCATTAAAAATTGAGGCACAATCATAATATCACCTTGTTTAACATCTGGCTTATATAAAACACTACAATCTTTTTCATCATTCCAAGGTTGTATGTAAGTTGTTTTTGGTGAATCCTTTTTTATTTGAAGATATATTATACCTGTATATCCTTGAGAACCATGGTTATGTGGAACATGATAATGCCCTTTATCATATGTAACAGACCATGCTCTCTGTAATAATATTTTGTTATTAAATTTTGTCTCAATTAATTTGAATTCATCTTGAAAGATTTGTCTTAGCTGCTTAGTAAAGTCAGCTTCATTACGATTACTATAAAAATTATCTCTTTGTGTTTCAGGAAACTGTTTTAAAATTTTTTCAATATGCTCTTTTTTATTTTTAAAATTATTACATTCTATTTTAAAAAATTCTATTTTAAATATTGGTTCTATTTCATAACTTATTTCAGACATCTTTAGCCATCTCTTTTGGCACCGCTTGTATATTCCAATGTATAAATCTGAATGGTTCTTTACCAAAGTCTACTGCATATTCATGTTCTAAATATCCTGGAAAAATAATTAACGTGCCTGGTTTAGGTTTTATATGAAATTGTTCGTGACCTGCCCATACACCTTTTAAGTCTGGTTTCATTTTTAATTTT